TCCATATTTTCCCAAACGCTGGGCGGTCTGCTCCCTTTTTACCGTACATAGCATTGCCCTCTCCAGAGAAACGAGTACTTTTAATTTTAGCACCCGTTGTTTTAATGTTTTCAAAAACCCTAGAACTAACCTTATAGCGTTGCTGATTTTCATTTTCACGATATAGCATACAACTAAAAGCATTCCAGAGTTGATATTGTTCTTTTTTATTACTAACCATTTTAGTTAGTAACCAATGGCATATAAAATGTTCCCTAGCAGACAATTCTACTATATTGTCAGCATTGTCTGTTCCTTTTAAGCATTTAGGTATAATATGATGACGCTCTACATAACCAGAAAGGTGTCTAGTTTTAGCGGATTCGATTATAGAGAAATACCATTTTGTATATTTGGTGTTATTAAACATATTGTATTTATCGTCTCTTGACAACGCACCAAATAGATGCTATAATACGAAAATGGAGAATAAGATACAGACTAGTATAGATTGGCCAGATGTACAAAAACGCATAGAAGCGCCTATACACAGTATGAAGAAGTATAGTCATGAAATGTGGAATATCAGTCATAATATTGGGCTAATGGTTAAAGATATAAGTAAAGAAGAAATCAATTGTCGTAGATACCAGAAGCAAACTAGGCTACATAAAGAATTAGTTGACAAAGTCAATGAAGAGATAGCAAACTATGAACGTATGATAACGTTTGCTGTGTTACTAACGGGTTGACAAATTACCAAAAAGGCTATATAATGTTAATAATGACTATAGAAGAAGCATACGCAGAAATACAAGGGTTTGGCGAAATGAGCGGTGTCCGTAACTTATGGGCGGCACTTAAGGCAGTTGAAAGTGAATGGGATGACATAGACCCTTATACAAAAACAGCCTACAAAATGGTTAAACGTGAGTTAGAAAAGGAAATGGCTAATGGCAATTAAAATTGATGGTGCAAAGAAGAAAGCTAAAGTAACTAGAGATCCTATTTTTGCAGATGAAAAAGCGATGGGTGGTGAACCAGTTTGGGATACCGAACGTGCGCTTAAGATGGACGAAGCAGAGTTTGACCATAATATGCGCCAAAGTCTACGCTACTATAACTATTTTTATTCTAGCAAAGAACTTAAGAAGTATTTGGTTAATTGGTTAAAGCAAACTGCGGGTGTTGCCCATAAACTAGATGCTGTAACTATTACACGCTTTGCTAAAAGCACAGACGGATACACTCCGTTAACTGCTCCTGCACTGATCAAAGCACATACACAGGGTATGCCGCTGTTAGCACGACATATCAAATATATCATTGGTGTTGTTCATCGGACATTGGAATTAGATGACGCAGATGAGCGGACAGTTGAGATTGATCCTAAAGAAAAGGCCGCTAAGATTGAAGTTAAGGCGCCTACAATACAAGATCGTATGAATGCAATAGCAGAGAAGCATGAACTGCATTTCTTAGAGTTGGAAGATAGTCTATACGAAGGTAAAACTGTAGATCCTAAAGCATACGATTACCTAATAGGTAAAAATGTTCCGCAGGCTATGTTGGGTAAAATTGTAGCTATCTTTGAGAGTCATTACGCTGAAATCCAAGAAGCCAAAACAACTAAAGATGAAGATCTTAAAGATGCTTATGCTTATATGAAAACAGCAGATTGGAAACGTTACGATGCATTCTATACTGCCTTGTTTGATGGATTTACACAATACGGTCAGGTTAAGAAAGCAACTAAGAAAGCAAGTGTACGTAAGCCGCCCGCCAAAGAAAAACTTGTAGCTAAACTTAAATATCTAAAGAACGACGCCACACTTAAATTAGTAAGCATTAGCCCTGTTGATATTATTGGGGCACAGGTATTGTGGGTATACAATACTAAAACACGTAAACTCGGTCGTTACGTAGCAGAAGAACTAGGCGGCGCCTTAAATGTTAAAGGTACTACTATTACAGGATATAGTGAAGCTAAGAGTACACAGAAAACTGTACGTAAACCTGAGCTACAGTTGAAAGAGTTTATGAGTGCCAATAAAGTAGAACTGCGTAAGTTTTTAGAAAACATTAAAACTACAGAAGTTAAACTTACAGGACGTATCAACGAAGACACAGTCCTACTAAAAATCCAATAAGTGAAATTATCCTGTTGTTAACGATAAATACTTAACAACAGGATAATTTAAATGTCTTTATTACCAGCAAACGTTACAGCACAAGGCAATCTAACAGCCACCGGCAGTCTTCTAACAGATAGCCTTTATAATCCATATACAGGTTCAGGTTCGGGACAAATTGCGTTTGACGCTAACCTTCAAGCTCAGTTAACCACAGTACAAAGTCTACAAAACGATATCGTTGACTATATCCGTCTACGCTTGGGCTATGGTATGATTGATGTTGAAGCTGATAAAGAACACTTTGACATGGGTATTAAACAGGCACTTATCCGCTATCGCCAAAAGAGCTCTAATAGTGTAGAAGAAAGTTATGCGTTTTTAGATTTATATCCAGAAACACAAGAGTACATCTTGCCTAATACTATTATGGAAGTTAAACAAATTTATCGTCGTGGTATCGGCAGCGTGACAGGCACCTCAGCTAGTCAATTTGAACCATTTTCTAGTGGTTACTTAAACACTTATATGTTAGTAGCTGGCCGTGTTGGTGGGCTGACTAACTATGAACTATTTGTAGACTATCAAAAGTTAGCTATGCGTATGTTTGGCGGTTTTATGAACTTCTACTGGAACAAAGTTACTAAGAAACTTACTCTTGTTCGTAAAATTCCATTTCAGGGTAGCGGCGCTACCTTAAGATTACGAAGTTTATCAGCCACTGGTACTGCACCGGGCAGTACTGTTACATTCCAAATTTCTAATCAAGGTCCATGGCAAGGTGTGAGTGTTGGTAGTGTTGTAACTATTACAGGTTGCGGCGTGTCGGGTTACAACGGCACATATACTATTACCACTGTAGATCCTACACAACAATTTTTTACATTTTTAAACACAGCGGCATTGGGCGCAACAGTAGTAAACGACATGGCACTAGCATCTACTTACGTAAGTTCTCCTAGCACTCCAGAAACGGCTGTCACTGAAACAGTTATGCTACATGTGTTTAACTACAAACCAGATCTAATGTTGCTTAACGACCAGCAGGTATTCCCCTGGATACAAGACTATGCTTATGCACTAACAATGATGAGCATAGGTCAAGCACGTGAAAAATTCCAAAGTATTGCTGGCCCTCAAGGCGGCACAAGCCTAAATGGTGCTGCACTTAAAGCAGAAGCTAAAGAACTATTAGACAAGTTAGACGAAGATCTTAAAAACTTTGTTGATGGTGGACAACCATTGACTTGGATAATGGGCTAGTACTTAACCAAACTGCTAGACATAGTAATCTATCTGTAATAAAATAGTATATCAATTAGGAGTTTTCAATGAGTTCTATTATCGCCATCTGCGGCTTTATGGGTTCCGGCAAGGATACTATAGCCGATTATCTAGTTAATTTCCACGGTTATAAAAGAGAAAGTTTTGCTAACAGCCTTAAAGATGCGGTGAGTGTAGTCTTTGGCTGGGACCGCGAGTTACTTGAGGGTCGTACTAAACAATCTAGAGAGTGGCGTGAGACCAAAGATGAATGGTGGAGCAAACGTCTGAAGCAAGACATTACACCACGCTGGGTCCTACAGTATTGGGGCACAGAAGTAGTACGCAGAGGATTTCATAACGATATGTGGGTAGCTAGTTTAGAGAACAGACTACTACAGAGTAAAGACGATATTGTTATTACCGACTGCCGGTTTCCAAATGAAATTAAAGCTCTTAAAAACATTGGTGCTAAAGTGCTTAGAGTTAAACGTGGCCCAGAACCAGAATGGTACGAGCATGCTAAGAACTACAACAAAGGTCAAAAACGTATCGGCTGGGCGTTGGGTAAACATGCTCTAGACGATGCAGGCGTTCATGCTAGCGAGTATAGTTGGGTAGGTAGTAAGTTTGATAAGATTATTACCAACGATGGTACCATTGAAGACTTGTATGAGCAAATAGAAGAACTATTAAAAATCGGGAACGAGGTCACCTTGGCGCCAGCCTAGTCCATCTTTGGCTACTTCATATTGGCAGTTAGCACATATAGTTTTTAAGTTGGATCCACTATTATTGTTGAGGTTACCGTCAACGTAGTAGACAAATAATTGCTCCTTGTACTTTGCCTTAAAGCCGCACTTTTCACAGTGCGGTTTCTTTTTGTAACCTGCCTTATGCCAACTAGGTATAGGCGCAGGCTTATTTTTCTTTTTACGAATACAACTATCACATCGAGTCATATAATATGTCTT